TCAAAAAGTAGGGTACATATCGCCATAAATATCACGAACATCTTTCTCAGAAACTTCGATATTGAAGTCTGTGTATGTATCGTTCGTCATCTTAGTCGTAGAATGCCCCATCAAATAGGCACGCTTTTTATCATTTGCACCCAAATAATATATGTTAGTGCCGAATGTGTGTCTTAATCGGTGTATTGGCTTCTCTTGTTCTTGCCTCTTGATATTAAGTTGATTAAGCAACTTGCCAAATAGCGTTGCGTATACTGGACGCCTCAACTTAAACATTTTACCCCAGTTCAACTTTAAAAAAAGAGTGTATCTTTCGGACAGGATAACATATCCTGATGTTCCTCTTTTTTTTGTACGCTCCACCCATATCCTATTTTTATCTAACTCCAGCCTACAATTGAAAGCTTCAGAGAATCGGCACCCAGTCATGAGGTAGAATTCTATCTCATTGCCGATAGGGGATAAGTGTCGGTTTTTGTAGATGAGTTTTTGTTCTTCTATGTCATACCACAATCCTTTTTCTTTTTCATCGCTTTGATATTTTAGCGTAGCAATAGGATTGCGCTTGATAACCGCTGCCTCAAGTGCCTCGGCGAACACGCTTGATAGCATTATTTTGGCACTATCACGCACACGAGGGTGTTGTATGTTGTTTAAAAAAACAAGGATATCATTTTTCGTGTACTTTCCTATATCTTTATTTAACTTAGGTATGTAATTCTTGAGCAGAGATATGTATTGGGCGCAATGCTTAATTTTATCTTTTTTATGTAAATTGAACCAGTCCCACGCCAATTCAATCACTTTTCTTTTTATTTTTTGTTTTGAATCACTGGGGGCAAGTTTAGTTTTTTTATAGTCCGCAATCATTTTGTTCAGCGTTTTTAGGTCGGCATGAATGATTTGGTGTGCCGTACCTTGCACGGTTTTCCTCCATTCATATCGCCCATCGCTACGCTTGCGGACACCTTTGTTTAGTCGCAATTGTTCCTCTTCCTCCGTTTGTTTTTTGAAAGTATCCGGAAAGTCAATTGCTTCTGTCTTGATTTGTGAGTTGTCAATGTGCAGGGCTTTGTCTTGCGCTACTTCCATGTTGGCGCAAGGCGGCGGGGCATTTTCAAACGGCGGCACGTATTGCTTGCCGCTTTTTGTAAAATCATAAAATGTTAATCTGCCAAAGTCGTTATGTATAACTTGTGGCTTTGTTGGCGGCGGAGCTACTACATTAGGCTCTAACGGAGAAACACCGTAGTCTAGCTCAAACGCACGTATGCTATCTTTTATGGATTGCTCACGTAAATGACGAGTCAGTTCATCTTTAGTCACATTACACCGTTGCCTCTTTTATATTTAATCCAAAAAAGAGGACCTTTTAGTGTGATTATAGCATAAAAATGTAGATTAAACAATTTTAAAGTTTGCCTTCAAATTTTTTATTGAAAACAATCCATAAACCAAAAGCAACAGCAAGTCTAAAAATAGTGTTAAGAATATGCGTAATAATAGGATTAGAAACATCAACGGAAGTACCGCCAAGCTCACTGGATATACGAGCAGCTCTTACGAAATCATACAGGGCTACAGTGTCAAGAATAAAAAGCACTAGCACAATTATAAAAACAAATACGCCTAACACAATCCAAAATGCAGATAGGTTAGATTGAGGTGTTGCGGGAATCGTAGGCGCAGGATTTTCAGTTTGAGCATGTTCAATGGCATTTTCAATTTGCTTGACTCCCTCTTCCTTGAGATTACGAGTATCAAGTTTACGTTTTTGCATTGCTTGTACAATAATAAACATTACGCAAATCATAGCGACAGTACCTATTAATACAAGAGTAATAATTAAGGGTGTTGACATTTTTTATAAGCTCCTTTTAGAATCCAAATTATTATTTAAAGCATCACCTGCATCCGCATCAGCTTTTTCCATTCTTGCCTTATGAAGAAGGGATGCTTGATGAGAGGGTGGGAGGATGTTGTAAATTTCTATAATCTCGGACAATACGGAATTGGTAACTGTTTGTGCAACGGATTTTTCTATGTAACCAGCTTCTTCAAGAAGTTTACTCAAAGAGTAACCAACGCCGTCGCATATTTGCTTTAAGGTATCAACAGGGAGGCGAATTTCTTTACCTCTAGCATTACAATTTCTTTCTATTTGAGAAATATAACTATTGGTAAGCCCAACAGCATCTGCAAATTGCCTTGTGGTCATTTTTCGACTAGAACGAATGTCCTTTAATAACAAGTGTAACATATTACCCATTATAACATTAAATAGTATAATTATTTTAAATTTTTTTTAAAATAATTGGGTATATTGTTACTCAAACGCTTGACGCTATATTATTCATGTGTTAAAATGCATTAGTAAAGTAAAAAATGCGCTCCAAAAGGAAGCGCAAACTTACACTAAAATATAGGAGTAATGAAACATGACACAAAACACCACAGCAACAGAAATAATTTATTGTAAACTATTTGATGCCATAGAAGAGATAAAAGCAGAACAAAGTTTACATAAACGAAAAAAATATTTGGGCTATATAAAAAAATAGTAGGTGCTATAGAAGCAGTAGACTATGCAAGCATTCATCCAAATGAAGGTGAAAAATTATTACCTTATACGCATAATATGGAAATGTGCGAAAGAGAAATGAATGCAAAAGAATATATATAATTAATCCATATTAAAAAAATCATTTTCATCTGCGTAAAATCGCTTGATCATAAATATCATAAATAATGCCAAAATAGGCATTTTATTTTTAAAAATTAAGAGTAACAATATACCCAAAAGAGGGAGGTCACATTGAGCAAAATAAAAGAACTGCGATGGCGGCATGGGTTAACCCAAGAAGAATTTTCAAAGAAAGCGGGAATATGTAGAAAATCACTGCATAGCCACGAGAATACAAAAAGCAATCCAAGCATCAAAAATTTAAAAAAAATCGCAGATGCATTTAACTGCGATGTACGAGATTTAATTTAAAGGAGTAAAAAATATGAAATATATACCATTAGACCCTGAAGGTGAAGTAAGTGAATTCGAGAGCGATAAAATATGTCCTCTCTGCAAAACAAAAGATATTACATTTGATAATCGTGACGATTCAACATACTGCAACGTGTGCCGTTGGGACGACAGCAAGGATTAGTAATGGGCGATTACAATGTCTAAGAATTACTTTAAAGCAAGTAAGAAAATAAAAAATGAAGCAACTAAAGTTTAAAAAAATGATATCAAATAGCGGAAGGTCACGCTGGGATGCTGATGCAGGCGGCGGAAAGTTTTATCGCATTCTTCCTTCTAACGGATGGTATGCGCTATACGCTTGCGAGGGCTTAGAGATTAATGGCGTAACACCTAAAAAAATGACCCTTCTGAAAGAATGTAGATTTTTGCGCTACTGTAAAATCGTAGCGCAAAACCATGCAAACCCGCCTGTGCCTAAACCCATGGTATCGCATAACCCGTATAACTCGGGTGAGCGTGTGCAGACATGGTTGCCGTACAAAGATTAAAAAAGGAAGTAATAGCATGTACATAGTTAAAACAAGTATCACAGGAATATATGGCCGTAGCAGTTCCATCTATCAACACAGTTTTAAAACGTGGGAAGAAGCACGCACCCACATGATGCGTGAAAAGGCTTTAGGTTTTACGGTAAGTTTGATTTGGTGCGGCGGCTTACATCTAGCTCAAGATTCTACTTAAATACAATTTGCATTCAATTGCAAACTAAATTAAGCGGTTGCCACAGTCAACCGCTTATGAGGATATAGCTTAATTGGCAAAGCGGGGGAATGAGAAACGCCCCAATGCAGGTTCAAATCCTGCCACCCTCACCATATTCTCTGCGCAGAGAAAAAAATAAACACTTTAAGGAGTTAAGATTTTATGAACCAACTTATCAACGTTCCCGAGGCGGAGCGCACACCCGAGCAAGCGCAAGCTATTCGGGTGCACAATCAAATTCGTACACACAAAGACATGATAGGGTTAGGTCTTGCAGGAATTTGCCAAGACTTAAAGACTATTCGTGATCAAAAGCTATACATGCATTTTGGCTATGAAACGCTAGGTGAATACACTAAAGCAGAGCATAACATAGGCGAACGTCAAGCCTACAATTATATCCAAGCGTTAGAAACGTACGGAATGACGTATTTATCCAACAGTGAAAATGCAGGCATTGGCATTACAAAGCTTTTAAAAATTGCATCATTAGATAACGAAGGGCGAGAAAAATTACTAGAGGAACATTCGGCGGCGGAGCTTGCAGAAATGTCTACTGGTGAAGTAAATGCGCTTGTAGCAGAGATTGCAAGTCTAAAAGAACAGCTAAGTTTTTTGCAAGAGCAAAAAGAAACCAGTGAGCAACTTATTATTCGTGAGTACGAAGAGAAAATGGCAGTTGCAAAATTATCAGTAAATAAGACTGAAACTGTTACAAACGAAGAAGTTGACGAGCTTATTGAGTCGGCAAGAAGAGTTGCACGTGAAGATGCATTAATAGAGGCGGAAAAAGAAAACGCTGAAAAGTTAGACGAGTTAGAGAAAATAGCTAAAGATTTTAAAACGCAAGCGCAAGATGCAGAAGCAAAAGCTAAGGTGGCAACTCAAGCAGAAAAAACTGCCAAAGAAGAGATACAGAAGTTAAAAGACATTGAAGCAGAAGCAGGAGTATTGCGTAAAGAACTAGATGTAGCTACCGCTAAGGCGAAAGCTGCCGAGGCGCAAATTCGTGCATCTGCCAACCCAGAACTTGCCCGCTTTAAGTTTATGTTTGCAAATCTTCAAGAAGATTTAAGTGCTATCTTAAATCAAATTGATAAGCTAGATGACGAAACCAAACCCAAAGCAATGGTCTTTATGAAAAAACTTATTGAAGGAGTGAGCCTGTTATGAAAGTAGTAGATTTTGTAGAAATGATGAAGCAAGATAACGAAACTCGCCCCAGCCGAAAAAAGTTATTTGCCGATATTATAGATTGTATGGAAATTGCATTAAGCCAAGCCTCTGACGATGTAGAAGTTGATGGGTCTAAAACACTAGATGAGATGTATAAGCTTATTGGTGAAAAGGCTAGAGAAAAAGGAAACGATGGTTGTTGTGGCCCTTTTATGGCGGCAGAAGTTATAGCAAAGTATTTAGGTGTGAGTTTTGTGCGTAATCAAAAAAGGTTTACTGCATCTGCACTACCCACTATAGATTTAGATGATTTATAAGGCGGTGCATCATGATTAAATTAGAAAAACTGCCCAAAGGATTCATAGACTGGGTAAAGAAAAGCGTAGTGGCAACAGACAATAAAGTTTTTTACAGTACAAGCTATAATGTTTCGTATTGTCAATGCACCCTTTGCGGAGAAAGATATAGGCGTGAAAAAGTATATAGTAGAACAAGCGGATATTGTGCTTGTTGCAATGAAAAAATAACGTATTTATCACGCCAAGGTAAAGAATACAAAGAAGGAATTATTAGAAACGTTGCTTATGCCGTAAAAACAAAACAGGGTTTTAAAATAATTCAACTGCACGTTTTGCGTGATAATACACTTCAATATAAGAATTTAGAAAAACAACTACAACCTTTTGCATATTTCGATTTTACACCTAAAAAAACAATGCAATACAGATGCGAGGGAAAATATGGCTGTGGAAACAATCGGTATCGATGGAGCGATTGGTCTTTTTATAAGGGGCATAAAATATTCGATGGAGATTACATATTTTATGGTGAGTCTCTAGAGAACCTAAAGGGAACATACCAAGAAAAGCAAATACCTATAATTCAAGAGACTATAAAAAACCAAATGTGCCCAATTACAACTATGCACAAAATTAACCTCTATCCATCATTTGAGTTTTTGGCAAAAATGGGTTATTGGAGATTGGTTGAAGAAATTACGCAAGGTAGAAAAATTGGCGACATTCATATTAGGTTGCATCAAAAGAAAGTGAATCAAGTTTTAGGTGTGCCACACTCCATTTTGCAAAAGTACGATCATTCAACATTAACGGAAGGTGAAATCAAAGCAATTCATCAACTCATAGAGTTTGGCAGATTAGGGCAATTAACGCTGGAGCGTTTTAAGTTTGTACGATCTATACTCACACACGATAGTCTTGCGCCGCTAGATGTTTTTAGGGATTTCGGTGTTGAAAAAGTATACAATTACATACACAAGTTACGTGACTATCTATCGGAGCAGAATGCGACTACAGCACAAATAAGTACTATATTTAAAGACTTTCAAGATTATAGGCGTGAGTGCCATGAGTTAGGTTGGGATTTAACCAACGAAGGCATTATGTTTCCTAAAGATTTTTATGCGGCCCACGAAAACGCTGCAAGGGAATTGGGAGAGTTTAAGAAAGCAGAAGATATCAAATTGCAGATGCGCAGAACAGAGATGTTTCAAAAAGCCATTAAAAAATTGCTAGGTAAGCAAATCAATGACGGGCAATTTTTAATGCGGATATGCCATTCAGAAGATGAATTGCATTATGAGAGCGATAAACTAAGACATTGTGTACGCACTTATGGCGATCGCATTGCGCAGGGTACAGCACTTATATTTTTTATTCGCACCCTAGATGCACCCGAAAAGCCGCTCTACACCATGGAGTTTAATCCTAAAACAAAAAAGATTGTACAAATGCGAGGGTTTGGCAATAATGTAACGCCTAAAGAATGTTTTGTTTTTGCAGAAGATGCAGTTAAAAAGATTTTTAAAGTAAAAGTAGCGTCTAATAAAGACGCATACACAAGGGCGGTGTAGTTATGCAGTTTGTTATACAAAGAAAAGAAAAAGTTATGCCAAACGAAACAGATCGCTGTTTATGCGGCGGCTATGTAAACGGAACTATAACGCAGTTTATGACACCGCATAAAGGTCAGTGCGTAAAATGTGACAACGCATACTATATAGAAGATGCGCCTATAGATTGGGAAAAAGTCGCAAGAGGATGATGATTTTATGGAGCTTAATAAATTGAACCATGGAGACTGCCTAGAGGCCATGCGAAAAATGCCCGACAAATATTTTGAACTTGCTATTGTAGACCCTCCTTATGGCGGGGGAGCAGAGGAAGATTTGAGCGATTCGAGCCAAAGCAAAATAAGAAGCGCAGTCGTTTCGGAGGTCGCTATGGCAATGTGCGAATATGCATGGACTAGTTTTAACGACAATGCGAAATTGATAGAGCTTGCACCGCAAGGCAATGCGCAAGACCCTCGTTTCCATCCAACACAAAAGCCTGTAGCACTTTATTCGTGGCTACTAAATAACTACGCAAAGCAAGGCGACAAAATACTCGATACCCATGCAGGTAGCGCATCCAGTTTAATTGCTTGCCATAAAGCAGGATTTGATTATGTGGGTTTTGAATTGGATGAGCATTATCACAAACTAGCCACCGAAAGGTTAGATAAATTAAAACAACAAATAACTATATTTGATTTAAAGGAAAATAATACACGTGGCTAAATTTATACATTGCCCAACATGTGGGCGAGATTCATTAGTAAACAATTATATCACGCAATGCCCAAAATGCGATTGCGTGAAAATTACAACAAAACTTAAAAATAAAAAAGGAAGTAAATAATATGTCAGAATACAAACCCATTTGTTCGCATTGCGGGCAGGTACATTTTAGCGATACGGAATTTGATACCCAAAAAGAAGCTAATGATTTTGCAAAACTAAAATGCAAATGCCCAGAGGCTCAAGATTGGCAAGAAGATACAAAACGTCAAAAAGAGCGCACAAAACGATTGGCGGCAGCAGAAGAATCTATAGATAATCTTTACGAGTTCTGTAAAAACCGTGGAAAAACCCTGCCAGAAGAAATGAAGCCGCACATGTTAGAATGCGCTGCTTTGGTGTATGACGATAAAATCAATCAAGCAGTATTGCAATTTAGCAAGTTTAAAATTGCAATTAAAATCAATCAAAAAGGCATCATTGCATTTGCATGCTCATTTACCGATACCGTTAAAATGGAGCAGTAATATTATGAAGTTAAAACCTATAGCTTTTAAGGCTAATTTGGTGCGGGCGATACTGGACGGTAAAAAAACCGTTACACGTCGCATCGCACACGAAGATAAATCGCCAAAGTACAGTACAGGCGATACTTTATATATTAGAGAAGCATTTGCTGTATTGGGCGCACCACCTAACATAGATATCCTGTATAAAGCAGATTTTCCGAATGACCCAAGGGAAGGTACAAACACTCCTCGTCCGCAATGGCGACCTGCTATACATATGCCTAAAAATATTGCACGTCTTATTTTAACTATAACAGGCGTGCGTAAAGAAAAGTTATTAAAAATAACAGAAGAAGGTGCAAAAGCCGAAGGGTGCGAGGTGCGCCAAGAGTTTGCTACGCCTTTTTTTATGTCAGCACGAGAAAATTTTAAAAATCTCTGGAATGATATTTATTTACTAAAAGGATTAGGATGGGAAACCAATCCAGAAGTCTATGTGTACGAATTTGAAGTAAAAAAACGTGAAAGGAAACTTAAAATATGAGTAGTAGCAACATTTCCGAATTGTTAAAAATAAATAATACATAAAAACCATTTTGCAGCTAAATGCAAAAACCGCCATTGCGGCGGCTTACAATTAAATAGAAAAAGCCGCATGTAGAAGCTAACTACATGCGGCTTGAAGAGAAATTGACGCAAATCGCAGCACGCCAAACTCTCGAAGTTAAGAACATATATAGTATAGCACTTTGGGGATTTGGCGTCAAGTAAAAGCAGCACTTTTGCGAAAAAAATACACCAAAATAAAAGCCCTTTTCGTCCTTGTAATAAGTATTATTAGTACGACCAAACAAGGATAGATATTTCGCTAAAAGCGCAAATCACTTTAAAAGCCTAATGGGGTAAAAGGGTTGGTTGCGAAAGGGAAAAAGGGGCAAGACAAGTTAGTTAAAAAACAATGACGATAATATAGCCCCTTTTCCCTTAAAGCATGAGAGCTCTCACTGGGCCTGCGCTAAGAAGGGGTCTGTAAGGAAAGAAATATGCCCAAAATCGCAAATACTAAAAAATATACATTAGACAACACTGAAGATACATACGCTGTAGGTTTAACCGACTTAGAGCGGGACGCATGGCGGCTAAGCGGAGAACGCCCTTCTGGTTTTCGCACACGCACTATCAAGTCGGGAGATATGCTAGAAGTGGAGTGTTTCCCGTATTGGCCTACAAAGTACGCTATGGGTCGTGCGCCCAAAACAAAAGCTAGCCGTGATGCACAATTTAAATTAAACAACAAAAACGCTATTAAAAACGTGATTCGCCTAGCGAACACCAATTTTACAAAACAAGACATTTGGATAACCGTTACATACGCAGAAGGAAGACTGCCCGCATCGGCTAAAGCTGCCGTGACGGAAGCAAACAAGTATTTGCGTAAAATTAAAAGTTATATCAAAAAACACAATTTACCCGAATTAAAATATCTCATGGTAACAGAATGGTGCGACGATGAAAAGAAAGGAAAGGTGCGTGTACACCATCACATACTTATGAATTTAGCCGACCGTGATATTCCAGAAAAGCTTTGGCATGGCGGAGAGCGTGTGCAATCAAGGCGTCTACAACCAGACGAGCACGGTTTTGAGGGATTAGGAAGATACATAACCAAAAGCAAAAACGGCACTAGACGTTACACGGGTTCAAGAAATCTAAAAAAACCTAGTATTACACATAGTGATTATAAACTAACCAAAAGCCGTGCGGAAAAAATCGCACGTGGAAGCATCTCGGCACAAGACTATTTCGAGAAAGAAAATAAACACCACAAGTACATTGACCATAAGACATTTATCAGCGATTACGTTTCAGGTTGCTACATTTACGCACGCATGCGTCGGAGGGATTAAAATTGCAGTCGAATGCAAGCATCGAAAATATAAATGGCGAATTGTGGTTTACATGTACCTGTAGGCGCAAACTTGCAAAAGTAGAGAAGGATGGTTTTTGCAGTGGAATTAAAATCATGTGCAAGTGCAAACGTGAAATTTTATTGCAAAAAACAGTTGACAGCACACAAAAACCATGTTACGCTAATGAAAATTGAATAACAGTGGAGTTCCGAGCCCGAATGGAGGCCAGAGACCGAATATCAGTATTTTGCAAATGCTATGTTCGGTCTTTTTATTTTTCAAATGACACTAAAAAATTTCTACAATTCGGGCGCATGGAAAAACACTGCCAATGCCTATAAAAAATCTAGGCACTACATATGCGAAATGTGCCAAAATCAACGTGTTACATACGCAGCTACTAGAGGTAAAAAAAGCAAGCTAATTGTGCATCACAAAATACCCATTACGGAAGCAAATTTTATGGACAAAAACATATCCCAAAATTCTAGTAATCTACAGCTACTGTGCATTCATTGTCATAATGCAGTACATAGCGAAAACATATCAACAGTGAAAGGAGTTAAATTTGACATGAACGGACAACTAGTACCCGAAGACCCTTAAAAAATCCTCGTGCGTAAATAATTATATAAGCGCAATACTTTCCAAGTAAGCCCTAGAAAGGGGTAGGGGGGTGTCTCGCCCGAAATTTTTCGGGCGAGTCCAGCGACCACAGCCTGTTAGAAAAAATATTTTCGTTTTTCAACCAATTTTTGCACCAGCTAGGCAGCACGGTTTCGGGGCAGCGCACGGCGGTAGAATGGCGGCGGCGGGGCACGGCCGATCTTGCCCGATTACACCCGCCCACTGTGGCGGTGGCGGCGGCCTCGCCCCATATCGCAAAATCACAAAATTGATGGCATATAGCATGGTATCAAAGTATTATAAAACAGCGTAAAAAACGCTTAATGTAGGAGGTAAATGACACGTGCCAAGAAGGGCAATATCCACAAAACTCATAGACAACACCAAGGCACGTAAAACGCAAAAAGAGTTAAGTTTGCGTGCAGAAATTGAAGAAAATCTTCAGAAAATTCCTGCGACTTTGAAATGTCCAAAAGAGCTGGACGGAAGAGCAAAAAGAATATGGGAAGAGGTAGTGAAGTTCTGCACACATACGGGCCATAATTTCTTAAACGACCTAGATACCAATCTGCTTAGGTGTTATTGTGAGAGTTGGGAGCGTTACGAAATAGCGGCAAAACAATGGAGATTAACATGTAAAAAGCAAATCAACAGTAAGCGTTCAGATTTGCAAAAAATAATCGATCGTTGTCTTGCAGAGATGTCTAGAGCTGGAGCAGAAGCAGAACGCTATGCACGTGCTTTAAACATAGCACCTGCAGAACGTGAACGTATTGCAATACTTAACGCAAAAGCAGATAAGGCGAGAGATAGCAACATGATGGGGTTTTTTAACAATGGCTAGCTACATTGCACAATACTACAATGAAATTGACAGTGGGCGCATATCGGCAAATATTTGGATTAAGGGTATGTACAAACAACTCATTCCAATTTTAGATGGCAAAGACGATAAGTATTTTGTTGATTTAAAACGTGGACATCGTGCGATTCAATTTATTGAGCGTTTTTGCAAACAAACAAAAGGTATTTGGGCAGGCAAGCCGTTAGAACTCATGCTGTTCCAAAAGGCTAAATTAGAAGCCGTGTTTGGAGTCATCGATAGAGACAGCGATTTGCGACGGTTTAAACAAGTGTTTGACCTGCGGGCAAGAAAAAACGGTAAAACAACTGAAAACGCTGGAACTGCTCTTTACCTACTAGGCCCGGATAAAGAAGGAGGAGCAGAGATATATTCTGCAGCTACAATACGTAGCCAAGCGGCGTTATGTTGGGATGAGGCGAAAAATATGATTGCAAGGTCAAAAGACTTGCAAGAATTATTTAGAGCCAAAACCAATGAGATTATTTGCGATATGCTTAAAGGCTTTTTTAAGCCGTTAGGAAAAAACACTAGCAATTTTGACGGACTTAATGCACATGGAATCATACTAGATGAAGTACATGCTCTAGATAGAGAAATTTACGACATACTGTGGCAATCCACCACATCACGGCTTCAGTGGCTTATTAACATGATAACAACTGCTGGTACAAAACGTGAAGGACTTTTTGATGATTTACATAAGTCCATGATGAAAATTGCATTAGGGCAAGAGCAAAATGAAGAATTTCTTCCAATACTATATCAGCTGGATAAAGACGACGATTTCCGTGACGAAAGCGTTTGGATAAAATCTAACCCCGGGTTAGGTGTTATAAAAAGCTACAACGCTCTGCGAAGTAACGTTAAGCAGATAGAGATAGACCCGGGGTCAGAAGCAACGGTAAAGGTAAAAGACTTTAATATACTAGGAGTAAGAAATCATGGATGGCTAACATTCGACCAGCTTAATAACGAGCGTACGTTTGACATGAAAGCATTTAAAGACAATCTTGTAATTGTTGGAATTGACTTATCGAAATCAATAGATATGACAGCGGTAAACTTTAGCGCATGGGATAACGTTGCTGAAGAATGGGTGAATCATCAAATGTATTGGATTACAGAAGAGTTTTACCAAGCGAACAAGGACGGCGGAGTGCCGTATCGGCGTTGGGTAGAGCAAGGTCACATGCGCATCAGTGGTGTGCATAATATCATATATCAAGATATATCTAATTACATTCTAACATTTTTTGAAAACACAGAATGCCGCATAGGTTGGATTTATTACGATTCATACAGTGCGGTGTACCTAATCGAAGAGCTTAAAAGCATGGGATTCCATGACTGTATTCCTACATGGCAAGGATATAAAACATTGTCTATCCCTATGCAAACATTGGGTGCAGAGTTTAAAGACAAGAAAGTAAACTACAACAATAACCCAGTTACAAAATGGTGTTTATCCAATACAGAAGTAGAAATGGATGCAAATTTAAATATAAAACCAAGAAAGTATCAAAATAAACGTAGTCTAAAAATTGACGGAACGGCAGTACTGCTTAATAGCTTTGTTGGAATACTAGAACATTTAGATAACATGAAAAATTATCGTAAGGAGGTGTAAATTGAGAATATTAAAGCGAATGGGTATATTCGGTAAAAAAATCCAAACAAAGCCAGATAACGGTTTTCATAAAATTATTGAGGGTTTTTCGTCAACATTTATGCCGTTTGGTGCGGACAAGTTGCAAAGCGACACGTTTCTTTCTGCAGCACAAACCAATGCTAATCATCGTTCTAAGCTGAAGCTAACACATAGATTTAACGAGCGGGAGCGTAACGATTTTAGACACGTACTACAACTGCGTCCTAACCCGATAATGAACTCTATCAGCTTTTTGGAAAGCTTGTCGCTTGATTACGATACTTACAATAATGCTTTTATTTTCGTAGACAGAGATAGAATTACAGAAGGACCGATACGTGCATTATGGCGCATCAGTCCTAACGCTATAACAATTGGTGTAGATGAATCAACTAACGGCAACGAGCTTATGTGCAGATTTACAATTCAAGGAGCTACCTATACTGTGCCATTTAGTAACATTTGTCATATAGGGCGCACGATTACAAAAGATGAATTGTTTGGTGATGATAATTCCGCAATCAATAAACTGCTGGGAATTATTAATACCAATTATCAAGGCATAGAGGCAGCAATTAAAACAAGCGGATTATTACGATACGTTGTTGAGTATAAAGACAAGGTAGACGAAAGAAAACTGCGTGAACTAGAAAAGTATTTTACAGAAAACATTTTAAATCCTCTAAAAGGCGGAGGAGTAAAATATACCGATATCGCATCCAGCATACGAGAGCTTAACCCTGCAAGACAAGTATATAGCAATTATGCAGAACAGGGCTTGTACGAAAAGAAGGTGCATAGCTTTTTAGGAGTAAGCGAAAAAATCATTAACGGAACAAACACCGATAACGAAATGATGGCTTATTATGAGCGCACTGTAGACACCTTTGCGTTAAAACTGGGGCAAGAACTTACATATAAGATATTTACGCCACGTGAAATACAAGTAGGTAACGAGATTACAGCGATGCCTAATCGACTAGCGTTTATGTCTATGCAACACCGTCTAAATATAGCAAGATTAGCACACGAAAAAGGTATGCTTACATACGGACAGTTTGCAGATTTGATATTACTAGATATTTCAGAAGAAAAGCGTAATAAGGAAATGCCCGTGTCACAAAATTATCAAAGTGGCGATGCTGTAGCAGAATATGAACCTGTAGCGGAACAGAGCGAAGAATCTGAAAGTGAGGAAAAATAAGTGAGTAACAATAACGTATTAAAACGCACGCATAACGATTTCATGAGAGAAATTACACAATTGCGTAGCGTAATTAATGACGATAAAAAAATGATTGTAGAAGGGAAAGCAATCACTTACGAAGAAGAAACCCGCCTTTTCAAAATGTTTGGCACGGATTTTTACGAGGTAATCGAGCGTGGCGCATTTGCAGGCGCAGAGCTTATGGAAGCATTTTTTAAATACAATCACTCAAGCGAGCAGTTGGTATTGGCAAGATATAAAAATGGCACGCTAGCGTTTGAAGACCGTGAAGACGGTGTTTATATAAAAGCAGAGCTTGCAGATACAACGCTAGGGCGTGACCTTTACACGCTTATTCAACGTGGTGATATAGATAAAATGTCTTTTGCATTTACAGTCAAAGAAGAGAGCCAAGAGAAGAAAAACGAAGGCAAAAAAATAATCTTTCGTGTTAAAAAAATTGGCAAGATATACGATGTTGCGGCGGTGCCGCATCCAGCGTATGATGGTACGGATATTTATGCGAGGCGCAGGGTGCAGGTGGAGACCGATTCTGCTAGGGTGGAGACCCGAAATCGCAACAATATAAAAAAACTACAAATAAAAATAAGGAGCATTTTAAAAAAATGACAAACAAGGAAAAAGAAAAACTTAAAAAAATAACCGATGAAATCGAAACGAAGAAAAAAGAAATTGAAGCGGTTGGCGAAAAAGCTAAAGAAGCTGGAGCAGATGCAAATGTACTTGCGCAAGAACTAGATACGTATGTAGAAGAGCTTAAAGACTTACAGGGTCAAGAAGTAGAACAGCGTTCTAAAGTTGCACTAGAAGAAGCAGTACAGCGAGAATCGCAAGCGCAAAAAAGACGTGACGCTATGCCCAATTCTGCCTTTAAGCCTATAGTACAACGTGCGGATGAACCCACAGAAGAGGTTAGACCTACAGACAGCATGGAGTATAGAAACGCTTTTATGCGTTTTGTTCAAGGCGAAGAAAAGCCCGATGCGCTACGCAAGATTTTACAGCGTGCAGGCGAAACTACAATTATGGCAGATATACAAAGTGTTATTGTACCACACACAATAACCAATCGCATTATTGAGAAGATGCAGTCGTACGGTCATATCTGGTCACGTATTACAAAAACAAATTATGCGGCGGGTTTAAACGTACCAACAAGCGATTTTGGCAAAGATGCAGAATGGGTATGGGATGCAACCAATGGCACAAGCGAAGGGAAAGTAGCAGACAGCAGAAAAAAAAGAAACAGCTTATGTAAGCTTTAAATTGTTTAAAGTGCAGGTAAAAGTAGCCGTATCGCTAGAGGCAAGTGTCGCAAGCCTAGCAGCATTTGAAGCTAAGATAGTAGAAAATAATGCAATTAAAATTCTGCGTGCAATCGAAAGGGCTGTTATCGCAGGTGATGGCGATGCGAGCGGACAACCTAAAGGAATCATCAATTCTGATGTACAAGATGGGCAAACTGTCAAAGGAACTATGACAGATTATAGCTCATTTCCATTTTGGGCAAGCGTGTTGGCTAAAGTGCCGTTAGCGTATAGCAGTTCAGTAGAATGGTGCTTTAATAAAGCAGATTACATAACTTACATACAAGGCATGGTAGACGAAAATGGTCAGCCAGTAGCACGTACAAATTATGGCATACATGGTGCTATTGACGGCGCAGTATTTTTAGGTAGAAACGTAATTTTTGTTGAAGATTATGGCTTAGGTAACTTTAATACTACAGAAGAAGATTCGGCAGTAGGTTTCTTGGTGGACTTCTCTACTTATTGGTTTAATAGCAATATGGCGATGCGTTACAGAAAGTATTTTGATGAAGACACGGATGCTTACTATCATAAATCTACATTGTTAGGGGACGGAAAATTAACCGAAAACTACAGCTTAGTGCTAATCACTAAAAGTATGAATAGCGGAACGTTATTTAATGCCGCATCTTCTAAAAGTGTAGTATCTAAAAAAGTGCAAGCGGAAAACGATTCACTTAAAGCGCAATTAGAGGTAGCTTTTGCTAAAATTAAAGAGCAAGAAACCGTTATTGCTCACACAAAGCAAGAAGTGACAAACAGCAATACGTTAAATAAAGCATAAATGGAGAAAATCAATGGCGGATAAATTTCAAAGTATTTATATGGATACGCAAGAACTGATGGAGCTTACTGCCATTGACGGCGAATACAACCTGCCACGTGTGCGCATGTGGCAGGAAGCTGCCGAGTCCGAAATAAAGAGTTTTACAGGTTTTAATGTTTATGATTCAACCGTTTATCTCGGCAACGATCTTGTAATAGATTTTATAAACGTTGCCAGAATTTTTATTCAAGAACGGGTAAGAGAATCGTTTTTAGCACCAAACTACATAGCACGTGGTATAGACAGCTTAAAAATACGTCTATCACTCATGGTGGAATACATGCAAAGCAACAACGTAAGAAGATTCCGTTTTGTAACATCAGACAGAAAACTACTCGTAACAAAAACACAAAAAAGATTTTTAGTGAGGCAATAATAATGGCAGTAAATTTAGAAAATTTTGAATCAAAGTTTTCGGGTCAAGAAGTAGACTTAGGGATAGAAAAAGCATATTCAGCGGTACAACCTGTGGAACTGCAGGGCGAGTTAGACACTTTGAGAGATAAAGATAAAGTTTTAGAGCAAGGAGTTAACGCACTTAAAGAAGGTGTCACTGCTTTAGATATGCGTGCGGGCGAAATAGAACAGAGCTTAAACACAGAAGTAGAAAATAGAAAGATTGCTATAAGCAACGAACAGCATGCTAGAGAAGAGCAAATT